AATTGTACCACCATCGTTAGTAACAATACCATCACCACCTGCTACAGCAGTTGTGCCAGCAGATGTATCACCGTCAATAATATTTAATTCTGTTGTGGTAACAGTAGCACCATCTAGTATTTCTAGTTCTGCTTCTGATATACCAGCACTGCCTATTGTAAGTGTGCCAGATATATCTACATTACCATTTATATCTATTGTTGTTGCAGCAATCTGTACTTCTGTATCTGCTACAATATCTAGCTGTCCGTCAGTGCTAGAGTTTATAAATATTGCTGTATCACGAAATTGTACTTTTTCTGTGGTTGCTAATAGTATGTCATCACTAAACTCAAAATAGTCTTCGTCTTCTTTCCAAGTAAGTACACCATCATTAGTATTTGCATCAAAGGTTATTGCTATATCAACATCACCACCAGTACCAAATGTAAGGGTGTTTGAAGCCAATGCAGATATAGGACCACCCTCTCCTGCTGTGCCATCATGTGAGTGTCCTGTGCCAGAGGCAGCAAAAGCTACAAGCTGGTCAAACTCGTCATTAGTGTGGGCGGCTGTGATGGTATCGCCATCAGCATATGTAGATTGCCGTGTATATGTTGCACCCATTACCTTCTTGCTCCTAATTGATATTCTAATTGAAATCCTTTTAATGAATAAGGACCAGTTTCAGTTGCTCCATCTTCAACACGAAGTGCTACAGCAAAACCTGAACCTTCTACAGATTTACGAACAATCGGCTGTGAAGGTCCACCATAACTAGATGTTCCATATTTAGAAGAGCCATAAATACCAGCTACATTCAAACTATCTAGTGGATAAGCTGCAGGTCTAATTGATTGTGCAGATTCGTAATCATAGCGTACAAACATATCTGCATCAATAGTTGTTTCTGGCGCATAATTAATATTTACACGTTGCATATATTTTCTGATACCGGGGTCTCCAAAAGTCAAGTCAGGACTTCTATACTTTGCAAATATTAATGTGCCATCAAATGTATCACCCGTATCCTGCCTATACACAAATCCGTCAAATCCACCATGTATAGGTATTACTTCTCCTGTCTCAACAGTTGTATCCGTGCAGTTTGGCTTTATACCTTTTAACTGTGAGAACTCAAACCCTGTTCCTTTTAACACACATATAACACCAATTGTAGCTGGCTCAGTTCCATCTTTACTAAAGAATATTCTATACTGTGTCTTGTCTGGTATAACTATAGATGTAAAAGAAGCAGAGTCTACTAAGTTTTCCTTAAACAAAGGCTGCACGTTAGAACTAATAGTACCAAGTTCCACGTCACCAATTCTTGCTGTACCAGCAATTGTTCTTAAACCATCTGGTCCTAAGAATATTAAGTCACCAGCAAATTCTTGAATAGTAAATCCGTTAACACAACCAATGTCACGTGTAACTGCTGTGACTGCAAAGTTTGAAGAACTTGTACCTGTTAGTTTAAATATTCTGTTTTCGCAAAATACAAACAAATCATCACGGAAAACTTTAAGACCAGTTACAGTGTCATCAACTGAAAAACTGCCAGCACCACTTCCGCTACTAAAAGCATCTTCATCAAAAGGTTGGCTAAATACTACCTCTTGAGGTGTAGATGACTTACCTGCATAAAACATGTGGTTTTTAAAAGATACTACAAACTGAGAGCCTGAAACAGAACTATCACTTACGTCTGTAGCAGCTAAAGAAGTGTTGAACACTACAGGTGCGTTTGCACCATCAACCATAATTATCTTTTCGTTACCATCAAAATTAAAACGCTCAAATTGATAGCGACCTGCACTCGTTCTGCCTGTATCTCTTTCTGTCCAAGTTTCTGATACAACATCTGTAGCAACATGTGCAGCAGCAGTAGTGCTACTTGTTGCACGTGTAACACCTGTAAATGATGTTGCTGTTTTACCAGTATAGGTAAATATTTCAGAGTTTATTTGTATTGTACCACTAGAACTAAACGCAGATGTATCTTTTGCATTAATAGTTCCAGAACCACTCATGGTTTCACTTGCAGATATTTTAAGTGTTAGTGTTGTAGAGGCAGAACTAAATATTTTAGTACCTCTAGCCGCAAGTGTAAACTTGTTAAACAATGCTACCATTAGCACAGCTTCAGAGGTAGAAGATGTAAATGGTACAACTTGATTTATATGTTTCTTAAATCCATTTATTCTCTTGTAGCCGCCTTCAATATCAGGTTCAAAGTTAGTTAACTCTAGTGCCTGACCCGGCTGCATAATAAAGGTAGACCTGTTTAAAACAAGCCCACCCTCACAGTTAAATGAAAAAGGTTGTGTTCCTGATTGGTCAGCCATTTATGACACCCTTGGATTTATATTCGCACTCCCTGCGTATCCTTGATGTGGCAGATAAGTTGACCTGACATATTCAAATTTATTAACAAGAAGAGTTTGCATATTTTTTATACCTTGCTCAAATCGTGCAAAGTTTATACCATACTGTTGTGTTTCTCCTCTGTACTGATATACAAATGCAGTTGCACCATCTACAATTACAGGAGCAAATCTGTCGGGTATAGTCGTTGTATCACTGTGTGCAGATAAGTCAGACGGAAAAGTAAAGTAGTCAAACTTTAACGAGTATTGTTTATCTGGAAAAGGATACAGCAAATAGTTGTTATCTAAGGTGCGAGAAACATATAATGGCACACCACCGTTGTCAAACTGCGCTACCTGCACACCACTTGCATGTGCTGCTGCTGTTGTGCTTTCTGCACCACGTGTAACACCTGTAAGGTCATTGCCCAGTATACCTGTATAAGATACTACCTCGTTACCTATGTGTGCTGTACCTGCGCTATCAAAGCCTGTGGTAGATGTTAATGTAAGTGTAGTAACAGAGTCAGAATGTGAGCCATTAAGAGTTGTTGTTACTATCTCATCTTCCTGTGTAATATAACTATTAACGTATTCGTTATAATCTAATTTACCTAGCTTGCCACCAGACACAGCTAGGTCTTCATCTTTTACAATTCTAAATGTATTATAGTCTACAGTTTTAGTTGAGGCAGGTAAACTATATCTAACTGAACCAGCTACAAGTGTTTCTGTTTGTGTAGCATGGTTAAATGGATAATTAAATTCTCTTTGATTTATGTATCTAATAGCTTCATTAACAGCGTTCTTTGCTTGTGTTTGTACACCCCTAGCCGTAGAAAAAGTAGTAGATGTTAACTCTACCTCATTCAGATGGGTCAAAACTTTATTTACAAGTGTGAGGTATGATTCAGCCATTTATAATATTCTCTGATAAGAGTAAGAAGGGGCAAGTTGCCCTGCCCCCTCAACTTAGTTATGCAAGTGTATCACGGTCTACTTCTTGAGCAGTCATGTCACCGGGGTCATCAACATCCATGCAGACAGCAAACATGCGGATTTTACCACCTGTTGTTGTGCCTGTCATTGCCTGAATTTCAACGTCAATGGTATCTGAAGTGCCACCAATAAGAACAGGAGTTTGTCCTGCTTTAAAAGCATAATCACCTACAGATGCGCCATCAAAATCAAAACCGTCAACAAAGTTATCAAGGTCTCCACCTGTGATACCAAAATCAAAATCTGTGTCAGTTGAAGTACCTGTATGAGCAGATGTTACTTCAAAACCAGCACACATAATTAAGGTATTCGCAGGAATAGTCAAACCCGGAATAACATCATTAGCAGCAAGGGCTGTGCCTTTATCACTTACAGCAGTAGCAAAGTTTAACTCTGCTGAAAGCAAGTACGGCTTACGACCACGAGCGTCATTTCCACGTGCTACGGAAGTAGTATTATCACCAAGAGCCATAATTCAGTCCTCCCTTACACTAGACAGAAACGAGCGTTAACAAGAGCCTCTGGACGAAGAATCTTGCGTCCATAGAGGTGCATACCACGAACAATGTCAGCAAAGCTGTCAGGGTCACGATATGTCTCTGTCTTGTTAATTTGCTCTGCGGTAGCAACGGCAGATGAATGTCCACCAACAATCACACCAAAGTTGGATGAGTTAGTACCACCAGTAGTGGCAGAACCTGTTCCAATCTCAGGAAGGTTGTTAGAAACATACACTTGGAAGCCGTGCAGGTTATTAACAACAAGTCCGTTGCGAAGTCCACCTGACTCACCATAGTCTTGGTTCAGAAGTTTGGAATCTTCATCCTTCAAGATTTCTAGGAATACAGGATTGACTACAAGCCAACGACCTTGGGTATCCACATTTTGCTGGTCCAGCTTACGAGCCATACGAGCAATAATCATGGTTGGGTTAGCATTGCCTGACCCCGGTACAGCAGATGCACCCGGTAAGCGTGGCTGAATACCAATACCATTGTCGGCAGAGCCGCCAAAGTCATTAGCATCAACTTGCATTTCAGCCAGCAGTTCATTAGAACCTGCAGTAGAAATTGCCTTTGAACCATTTACGGTTGTATTGGCAGTATCTGCTACACCATGAATTGCAGACTGTTTAAAGCCACACATATAACCAAGAACGTCTTGGTCAAACTGGTCAGCCAAACGATACGCAGCACGGTCACTTGCCAATTGCTGGAAGTTCACGTGGCTATGCGCCTCTTCAATGTCATCAACCTTAAACGCAAAGTAGTTAGCTTTGTCGATGGTAAGGTTGAAATCTTCATCATCAAGGTCTTGCGGTGTGATTGTTGTACCACGTGCATAAGCCTTGACGGTGATTTCGGGTTCTTTGATAATCTTAACGGAATCACCCATCTGTGCAATTTCACCAAAGTAGTCATTATTGGAAATTGCTTCAGCAACAGCGGCCTTGCGGAAAGCAAGTTGCACCTGTTTGCTGTAGATAATAGGCGAAAAATTACCGTTAGGAAGATTACCGTACCCACTAGCGGTTGTAAACGCCATAGTACCATCTCCTTATTTAGGTAGTTTTTGTTTTAAACAGATACAAACTAAGGCTATTAGAGGCTGCGTTGCTTGGGTGTGACTGTACGGGTCAGGCCAAACTCTTCAGGTAATCCGTAAGACTGTGTGTTTGCATGGTTGAAGTGTGCATATTGCGCTACACGCACACTTCTTATTGACTATAGTTATATTCAATTTCAACTATTTGTCAACACTTTTTTCTTTCGGCACTTCAATTACATTCATATTCATGCTGAAAGACCTGCGTTCCCCCTTCGTATAGAAAGGATATACGCAGTGAAACAGTTGTGCAGGAAAAACATAGAAGTCACCAACTCTTGGTTTAATTAAGAAATTAGTGCTTGTATAACCAGCAGCCGTTCCATAGGCAAACTGTATATGCCCATGAGAAGGATGATGGTCTTTATAATCTTCTTCCCACTCTTTTTCTATTCCCTCTGGAAGTTTTAAATATCCAACACAAGATAGTCTACCACCTGTGTGAATATGTAAAGGGTTATACTCATTTTCAAATTGCCTTACAAACCAACCTGAAGCAATTTGAATACCATAGTTAAAT